ATCTGAATTACAGAATCCCGACAGGTATCCTCTTGTTGCAAAAGCTATTGATGCTGAGCGCAGAGCGTCTGTTGAAAGGTACAAGTGCAGTCAGGAAAGATCTTTATCTACATTAGCCAGAATAAGAGACCAAGCATCTGCTGCTGGTAATTATAACGCTGCTGTAGCTGCAGAGACCAGGCGTGGTCAGATAGCAGGTTTGTATGTAGACAAGAAAGAGATACTAACTGGGACTATTGATTCTATGTCAAGAGAAGAAGTTGAAAAGAAACTACAGGATCTTAAAGAGCAGTATAGTATTGAAACTACTTTTGAAGAGGTAAAAGAATTAGAAAATAAATCTTGACTATAAGATTAATTGGGAGTATATACTAATACAGGGGTTGCGATGCACTCAGTGCTATAAGACGATCCCTAACTAATTAGGGCGAAAGAGTGTTTGTAAAAATAGATCGAGTAGCCCTTATAAGGAGAAAGTTATGCATATAGATAAATTCGTAGTTAATAACATTGGTACAAAGTGGACTAATGGCAAAAGTAAAAAGAATCAATTGTTATGTAGCCTTAATGGTGATGATGGTATTGATTTAAAAAAGTTAGTTCCCTTAATTGAACAATGGCATGAAACAGTCAATGGTGAGTGGGCTACAAGAGATATTGAGTTAATAATTAATGTTAAGGATAATGGCAATCATGTCTAAAAATTATGATTACACTTATATCTTTGATGGTGTGTATCCTCTAACTGAGTACACGCCACTACCTATGACAGAGCAAATGTTTTGGAGTCGTGTCGGTTGGTTACAACAAGCGATGCTTAGAGCAGATAATTTTGAGTTCCGTTTGCTTTGGTTCAACAAGTTGCAAGAGTTGATGAGGTTACAGCCATGATGTGGGTATTATTGATTTTAGGTTTGTACTTTGTATTTTTTAATATGAAGTTTTCACTATTTACAGTTTTAGTGGTTTATTTTGTTTGGTATCAAGCGATTAATTGATCCCATAGCTCAGATGGTAGAGCAATTCACTTTTAATGAATGGGTCGTAGGTTCGAATCCTACTGGGATCACCAAGTGAATGAAAAAGAAAGGATAATTATGACAGACGAACAGTTAGAAAAAAAAGCAAATAGTTTAATTGATTTATTTGTAAGTTTTTGTGATGACGCAGAATTAGACAAATATCTCATTGACGACAATAATCTTACGGAATCAGGCAAAGATTTGTTAGCCAAGATAAAAGATAATTTAAAGACAATATGAAACCAGAGTCAAAACTATGGCAGTTGGTTAAGAAAAATATACCTAATATCCATTGGACTAGATTAGAATCGTGGGCTATGCCAGGAGTTCCAGATGTTTACGGCATCCAGGACGGAATCAGTGTTTTTGTTGAACTCAAAGTAACCAAGAGTAACAAGATAGCTTTATCGCCTTTTCAAAAAAACTGGTTACACAACCATTATTTGCAAGGCGGAAGATCTTTTATTATGCTTCAGACCCTCGGAGAGAGGGCACTCTACATTTTTTCGTCTGCGTGTCTCCATTCTCCATTGTCCATTGCCTCAGAACCACAGTATAAAATACAATTACCAGCGTCCCCCGCAGCCTGGGCAGCCGTTGCGAAGCACCTTCTCCACTCTCCATTGCCGAAGATCCCAAAGCAGAGGTCAAATACAAAGAATCCGTAGCCTTCCCTGGCAGCTGGTGCAGCTCACCAGTTCTCCATCTCCATTGTCAAGCGTTACTTCCCGTTACCAAAGATAAAAGATTCAGGACTCAGGACACCTGACAGCTGTGGAACTTAATTTTCATTTTGCTCTTGACTATCGAATAAGATGGGACTATATAGTTATCAGGGGACGAGCCCAGCCAGGTAGCTCCTGGTTAATCCAGATTGATCTTGCAAGGGCGTCTGGCGTCCCTGCGCATAGAAAGGAAGAAACATGACTGAAGCACTAAAGAAAGATTACCAGAAGACCTGCGCAGAGCGCATTGATGAACAGTGGAGACTGAGGCGAGAAGATCTTACAGACCCTGAGTTTGAAGGGCTCGGGTTTGATTACGTAGGACCGCATACATTCACCGACCAGCTGGAGGGATACTGGCGTTGGCAGTTCTCCTGGGGCGGGCCGTCGGACGAGCTGCGCGCATTCGTTAACGAAGATAAAGAGATCCACCGCCTGGAATACTGGTTCATGGACTGGATGGACGGTGCTAAGCTGGAGCTGCAGCCTGGGAACTCATGGCCGACAGAGTGGCAGAGGATGCAGGAGATGATTGAGGCATCGGCATGATTTGGATCGTTGCATTGCTGGCTTGCACTCATCACCCTTACCTGGCCGCAGCCGTGTTGGCTGCGTACCTGGCATGGAAGAGCGTGTGGTCGTAGCCCATTCCATTCCATTCCATTGGTATACTTGTACCACAG